CAGATATATGATGACGTTATGTCGGATATTTACACTGAAGATTGTGAACTAGGAAGATTTTTGAGTCGACCCGTTCTCATTCAACATCGTGTGTTGCCTGTGGGATTACCTTTTAGTCCTGTGGATTATTCCATATGGACTGAGTACTTTTCGAACCCGCAAATCAAACGGAAATTGGAAAATTATGGTTACATTCAATGCAAACTTAAGGTGAAGGTTGTGGTTAATTCCACGCCTTTCGTCTATGGTGCGTATGGTCTAAGTTATCATCCAATGGTGACACTGTCACCCATAGATTCGAATAGTGATGATCCCATCTTTTTGTCCCAAAGACAAACAATTTGGATTGAACCCCACAATGGTAGTGGGGGAGAGATGGAATTACCCTTTTTCCACTACAAAAATTGGTTGGAGTTGACTTCAACTAGTGAGGTGGATAATATGGGTAAAATGAGACTTTGGCAATTGGTGGAAAATCTAGCTGCTAATGCTAGTTTGACTACACCCCCATCCCTTTCTATCTATGCATGGGCAGAAGATGTTCGTTTGGCAGCTAACACTGTCAAATTGACTCTTCAGTCCAAGCAAGAGGAGGTTCGTCCAGCGGAGAAAACAAATGATGAATATGGTGAAACTCCTGTAGCAAAAGCTGCTTCGGCAGGTGCTGGTGTTTCGGCTACTATAGCGGAAATGACTACAGGGGTTCCCTACCTCGGAGCTTTTGCTCGCGCTACAACAATTGGTGCGGGTATTTTAAGCTCGGTGGCTTCTATTTTTGGTTTTACAAATGTTCCAGTTATCGAAAATGCCATGCCTTACAAGAGTATGCCCTTTCATGGGCTCGCCTCGAGTGAAATAGGCAATGTGGTTGATAAACTGACTTTGGATCCGAAAAATGAGCTCTCAATTTCACCTGAAACGGTAGGTTTACCTGCTATCGATGAGTTGAGCATACCCTATCTTACGGGTAAGGAAGCTATCATTGACACTATCCTTTGGGAAAGTTCGGACGCCTCTGATTCAATGTTGTTTCAAGCGGCTGTTACTCCCACGATATGTAATATTGAGAGTCTAACTGATCAGCGCATGCTGAAGGATACGCCTATGGGTTTTGTTTCTCGCTTATTTTCTAATTGGCGTGGAGATATCATTGTACGTGTGCGAGTGATCGCATCACAGTACCACAAAGGACGACTTCGTGTCTCATTTGACCCTGTCGGCGATATTTTCGCAGATGCTGATTCAACAACTGTTGTCCAGACAAAGATCGTAGACATTGCTGATAGCATGGATATGCAGTTTAGAATCCCATATATGGCTCCTCAGTCTTGGCTGCGTGTGAGACCCACACCTGTTACCGACCATTCTCAACGGTTGGAAGCAGCGCCTGTTTTGGACAATGATTTCCATAATGGAGCTTTTACAATTCGAGTGTTAAATACATTGTCTGCACCTATTGATACTGCACCGGCCACTTTGGTCGTGTCAGTTAGGGCTGCAGATAATTTTGAGGTAACGAATCCTTCCGACATTGACTTCGGCGATGAGTTTCCCTCGTATTATACCGTGCAATCTAAGGATATGCATTGGGATGATGAGGTGACTCAACATGTGATGGGAGTTTCCACACCTCCACCGAAAAATCGCTATTTAGTTAATATGGGAGAGCAGATTCAATCGTTGCGGCCTTTGTTGCGGCGATCATTCTTCATTAACTCCGAACGGAGTAATGACACTTCCGTGAGTGACACGTATTCAACGTATTATAAGTTCACACAGACAAAGTATCCGCCCAGTTTTGGGTATGATCCGCAAGGCATTCACGATGCTACGTCGCTCACGGGAGGAGCTGTTGCTCGCTTTAATTATTGTACCAATAACCCTATCACATGGGTGACCTCAGCCTTTATTGGTCAGAGGGGTTCAATGATTTGGCATTACAACGTCAATTACTCCAAATTCGTGGACACTATGCGAGTGCGTCGGTTGACTGAGACCGATGTGACATCACTGGCAGATCTTCGAAATTTAACTGTTAACTTTGGGGTTGGTTCGTATAGTAACGTCGCAAGAGGTTCTATTACGCGAGCTGGTCCTGGAGTTTCCGGTTTGTCAGTAGTTAATCAACGAACACAAGCCGGTTTATCAGTTTTGATGCCGCAATACAGCAAATTTCGATTTGTGTCCACAAATCCAGACACCACCAATTTTGGTAGTGATATGGACGATTCTGAAAATGAGAAATTCGTATTCGAAATGATAACAAGTAATGAAAGTACATCTGTACCATTCTATGAACGTTATTGTTCCATTGGAACCGATTACAACGTTTTCTACTTCCTTAATGTGCCGCCTAGGTACCTATATGGTAATCCTAGTGCGGGTTCCACATAAGGTGGGGATCAAGTGCCTTTTGGCACTATAAACAAACCTGCGTGAATCCCAGAAGAGGGAGGCCGGAGCACAAGCTGCTCTGATTCCGGTACGGTCGGCCAGGTCTTATTACATTCAGTCACAGTAATAAGTTTATTAAAGTTTCAGATCTTTCTTTTAGATAGATACTGCAGAACCTAGCATATATTCGTGATTTCGCTCTATGAGGGTCTTCACTTATAACTAGTGGGATATTGTTTTCAAGCTGCAGCATCGTAAGATCTGCAGTGGAATTTTGTGTAATCCACACCAAACACTAGTCGTAATGTTTTATGGGCTGCCTGATTCACTAATCG